GTGAAACTCGAAAAAATGGAATAAAAGGAGATAAGGATAGTAGAAAAGAAAGTAAAGAAATTCTTGTTATCAAAGGAAAATACACATTACCATCACCTAAACTCCCTGAAATTTCAGAAGATGATAAAGTATTTGAAAACTTATTTGACAATAGCATACAAACGTGATATAATAGAAGAATGTCAGAAGTAAAAAATTATAGCTCAGATTTACAGCAACTATTCGTACAATTCATGTTTACGGATCCCGAACTTTATTCAAGAGTTCGTAGTATCATTAAGCCTGAATACTTTGACCGCGGCATCCGTTCCGTGGTAAAGCAGTTAATCGAACACAGTGATGAATATTCATCTATCCCAAGTCTTGAAATGGTCAAGGCAGAAACGGGAGTGACTGTCGAAAAACTGGATAACATAGACCAGCACATCGATTGGTTTGTTGATGAATTTGAAACTTTCTGCCGACATAAGGCTATTGAGAAGGCTATTATCGATAGTGCTGATTTGTTGGAGACTGGCAAATACGGTGAAGTAGAACTTAGAATCAAGGAAGCAGTTCAAACTGGACTTGCACGTTCTTTAGGTACAGATTATTATGCTGACCCTAGAAGTGTGCTGGAAGGACTGAAAGATAATAACGGTCAAATGACTACAGGCTGGAAAGCCCTTGACGATAAGCTATATGGAGGCATAAATCGTGGGGAGATCACGATTTTCGCAGGGGGCTCTGGCGCAGGCAAATCACTTTTCATGCAAAATATGAGTCTGAATTGGGCAGAGGCTGGTCTAAACTGTGTCTACATCACCTTGGAACTTTCAGAAGCACTCTCAAGTATGCGCATGTATGCAATGCAAACGGATCGAAGTACAAAAGGTATATTTAAGAACTTAGATGAAGTCGAATTACAGGTCAAAGCAAAAGGCAAAAAGTCCGGACAGCTTCGTGTGAAATATCTCCCCTCTGGTTCGACGGTTAATGACATTAGGTCATATCTGAAAGAGTTACAAATCCAAACAGGGAAGAAGGTCGATTGCTTGTGCGTTGATTATCTCGACCTTCTTACTCCTGCGGCTGTTAAAGTATCAGCAAGTGATTTGTTTATTAAAGACAAATATGTTACAGAAGAAATGCGTAACTTTGCGATGGAAACACAAACAGTTCTTGTAACAGCATCACAGTTAAATCGTGCGGCAGTCGAAGAAGTAGAGTTTGATCATTCTCATATCGCAGGCGGTATCTCTAAAATTCAAACAGCAGATAATGTGATTGGTATCTTTACATCAAATGCAATGCGTGAACGTGGACAATATCAATTACAACTTCTAAAAACTCGTTCATCGTCAGGTGTAGGTAGTAAAGTAAGTCTTCTTTTCAATAGAGATAGTCTACGTATCACAGATGATGATAATGCAGATGAAAATGGCACTGGTACTCCTAGTGGCAATACATCAAATGTAATGGATACATTACGAAAGAAAACAACAGTTAAAACGGAAGATGAAGACGATACTCCAGTAATGGATAAAGGTCAAGCCGCATCATCGTTGAGAGCAATGCTCAAAACAAAAACGCGGTCCGCTTTTGACGAAACTTGATAAATACAACATAACGGAGATTTATTATGAGTAAGCGCAAAAGCCTGTTCGAAGAACTTAGTTCTATCCCAATGGACAAGGAACGTCTTGTTGAACAAAAGGGTGAGCATATCATTGCAGGTGCAATTAATCTGATGGAGTACATTGAAAGTACTTTTGACGAAGATGTTGCCAGTGATTTAACTAAGCGTTTAGTTAATAGTATCCGTGCCAAAGACCCTCGTAAGTTTAAGAGAGGCATGACTAGTGCAAAGAAGAAGTAAGTGGATTTTGAACAACAACTACACAAACTAAAAGTTCTGGCTGGCATCTACAAACCGTATGATGTATCACAGCACCAAGAAAACATATCGCACACCGGCACGGAAAAAGGTGAGTATCAACGTAAGAATGATATCGAACCGGGAACTCCAGAATGGTTTAAGTTATGGTTTTCTCGTCCTCAGTTGACTGGAGAGAATCCATTTGGGAAGAGAAAATTATGAAGATTAGCGAAATCATATTAAGTCAAGGTATTCAGCGTAGATTCAGAGGTCCACGTAAACCTCGTCTAAAGCAAAAAGGCTTTCATGCACGTATGAAAGGACTACTAGATAGTCAACAAGTGAATGAAGGTGGTGCAATGCCAGGCGTTGGTATTATTCATCATTCAGAAATCAAACCTACATTACTAAAACTAGAAAAAGAGTTGGGTATTCCTCTATTGAAGAATGCTCTTGGTTCTGTTGGGAAGAAAGAATTCTCTGGTGATATTGATATCGCAGTTAAGCTAGACAAAGATCAGATTGCAGATTTTGCAGAAAGATTAGAAGCGGCACCGAGTATTCAAGAAATTAAGAAGTCAAGTGTGTTTATGACAGTAGTTGATATTATTGGCTATGATGATAGCAAGCAAGTGCAGGGCAAAGAACGTACTGGTAAAGTACAAATCGACTTTATGCCGGGTGACGTAGACTTTATGAAGAATTACTATCACTCGCCGCACTCAAAAGAAATGAGCCAAGACGGTAGACACAGTAACTATAAAGGCATTCATCGTAATATTATGATTGCTTCAATTGCTGGTGCGCTAGAAGTTAAAGCAAGTGATGATACAACATCAGACGGTAGACCATTAGAAATGGAACGTTGGATGTTCTCTCCTTCAGACGGCATGGTGCGTGTAATTCGCAGACCAGTTGAAAAGAAGAATGGCATTGGTCACACTAAAGCAAACAAGAATGAGATTGTTAAAGGTCCATTCAAAGATCCTAAAGACTGGGCAAAGATTTTAAAGCTAGACAATGCAGATGATTTGTATAGCTTTGAGTCACTATATGCGGCAGTTAAGAAGAACTATCCAGCAGACGTAGCTAAATCTATCTTTAAGAACTTCAAAGATAACCCAAGCATTCAGAACGCAGGTGTTCCAACTGAACTAGGCGAGTCTTTCGGTAGAGCAAACTTTAACAAACAGTTAAAGAGAAAAGGCATTGATGTAGACAAGATGCACTCAGATAACGTCAAAGACGCAGAGGCAGCTAAAAAAAGAAGTAAAGATGCACAGAAAGATTTAGATGATTACAGAAAGAAACATAATCTTAAAGAAGCAGATGCACGTATTCAACACGTAGAAGATTTTGCTATATGGCATGGTGCAAAGGGTGTTGCAAAGTCTATTAGCACACTAAAGAACTTAGAGAAGTCACCCGAGAACGTAACAGTTAAATGGGACGGTTCTCCAGCAGTTATCTTTGGTCGTAATGAGAACGGAGAATTCGTCTTAACCGATAAAAGTGGCTTCGGTGCAAAAGGATATGACGGTAAAGTAACAAGCAAAGAAGAAATGTCATCCATGTTCTTACGTAGAGGTAAAGAAGCACCAGACGCAAATCGTAAAGCATTCGTTAAGAAGATGGCAAACATCTGGGATATTTACGAAGCGGCTACACCTGAGAACTTCAGAGGCTACGTACACGGTGACCTGTTGTACTTTACTAAGCCTGGTGTAGAAGACAATCACTTTGTATTCACTCCAAACATTGTAACATATCGTGTTAAAGCAAAGAGCGAAATCGGTAAACAAATTTCAAATAGTCAGTCGGGTGTAGTTCTACATGCTAAGATTGAACTTGACGGTTCAAAGAGTAAAGTAGATGCTTCTGAACTAAACTCAGGCAATCTACTTATTATGCCTCCAGTGACGCTTACAAAGGGTCCTAAGGTACAAGCAGACAACCTAGACAAAGTAGCAAGCATTGCAAAGCAAAGTTCTCAAAAGATTGATATGCTATTAGATGATGAATTCTTAAAATCAAACAAACTATCAAGTTTTAAGACTGCACTATATACATACGTTAATAACATGACTAAAGCACGTAAGCTAGACAATTTAGTAGGCGACTGGTCATCATGGTTAGCATCAGCAAAGATGTCAGAGCCAATGAAAGAACGTATGCAAAATCATGTAAGTAATAACACAGACGGAATGAAAGCATTGTTTACAGTAATCATGGGTATCATGTCAGTTAAGAATGATATCATTGCACAGTTAGATGCGTCTGAGGCTGACGTAGAAGCATACACAGACGGTCAACGTGGCGGTGAGGGTTATGTAATAGGACAAGGCGATAGTAAATTGGTTAATCGTAGTGGTTTCAGTGCTGCGAAT